AAACAAAGGCGTAGAGTTTTGCAGCTCTTTGTTTGGCCACACCAACTGGGTGCAAACGTCTTATAATAACAATATGAGAAAACAGTTTGCTGGAGTAGGCTATACCTACGACTCAGAAAGTGATGTCTTTGTTGCGCCTCAACCGTACCCAAGTTGGTCTTTAGACGATAACAGTGATTGGCAAGCCCCAACGCCAATGCCAGAGGATGACAATATGTACTCCTGGAACGAGGATACTCAAAGTTGGGATTTAGTTGAACCAGTAACAGATGAAACCGAATAAGATGAATTTAGACTTTGAACCTACAGTATTAGGTATAACAGTTTTAGTAATAAGTATAGCTGAAATTAATGAGGCTTTACAAAGCCTACTTTTGCTAGCAACTATAGTGTATACAATTATCAAGATATATCAACTCTTACAAAAAAAGTGAAACATTTTAATTATGAAGAATTTGACTCGCCTGATTTTCCTGACAGTGGGAATAATATGGATGAGCATTTTCTCCGCCTGCTCGACAATGCGCGTACAATTGCAGGGACACCATTCAAAATTAATTCCGGCTTCAGAACTCCAAAACATAATGCAAAAGTGGGAGGGAAAGAGGACTCGTCGCATCTTAGAGGATTCGCTGCCGATATACATGTATCATCCTCTGCGAACAGATATGCAATATTATCAGCGCTACTTGAGGTTGGATTCAATCGCATTGGAATAGCAAAAACATTTATACATGTAGATGCTGACCCAATTAAAACACAAAACGTAATTTGGACTTATGCTTAAACTATTAAAAAAATTATTAGGATTTAGTGACTCAGGTGTGGATGGTCTAGGCTTAGAAATAAGAGAGCTTATTAAAGGGAAAGAGATAGACCCTCAAAAACTTATTGAAATGCAAACTGCTATAAATAAAATGGAGGCGCAACACAGGACAATTTTTGTGGCTGGCTGGAGACCTTTCATAGGATGGATATGTGGTATAGCTCTTGCATATAACTTTATCATAAGAGACCTGCTTGTTTGGTATGTAGGCGCTGAAACAGCTCCTCCTGCCCTGCAGATGGAACACTTAATAACTGTTCTTGTAGGTATGCTAGGACTGGGTGGTATGAGAACGTTTGAAAAATTAAATAATAAATCTAATTAAATGGCTAAGACAATGTCTGTGCTTCGCTATGAGAAACCAAAAACTCGTAGGCCAGGTGTGCACGCTAAAACTAAAACATCTAAACTAAAATCTTCTAAGTATTACCAAAAAAAATACAGAGGTCAAGGCAGGTAAATTATTTATATCTTTGTATTAATTAAATTTAATCTAATGGATATTCGTAAAATCTCTATAGGGCCTAACTATAAATCGGATGCTATGCACTATATTGTAGGGCAAGATGTGTTAGGAGGAAAGTATTACATACATTTAATACAATATGTGGAGCGAAGTGACAGTGTAAAAATTTGGATAAAAAGAGAAGGAGAAATACTTCTTTGGAAAGAGTTCAACTCTAATATGCCAGTATCAATTGAATATAATATAAACTTTTAATGAGGTCACCTTTTTATTTTATCGTTAAACCACTTGATGATAAAAGATATACCAACACTAAAAATATTGATGGTATGGATTTTATTACAAGCACCTCTGAGGAAAACCATAAAGCTTCTAACAGACAAGGTGTGGTTGTAGCTACTCCCCTAGGATATGATGGGGAAATAGAGGTAGGAGATTTACTTTTAGTACATCACAATGTTTTTAAGTTTTATAATGACATGAAAGGTAGGCAGAAAAGTGGTAAGAGTTTTTTTAAAGACAATTTGTTTTTTATAGAGCAAGACCAGTTTTTTATGTACAAGCATAATGACCATTGGGTTTGTCACGATAGATATTGTTTTGTAAAACCTGTGCCTGTAGAAGAATCGTTTATAATGAAGCTTGGGAAAGAAGAACCATTAATTGGTATTATGAAATATGCTAATAAATATTTATCTTCTCAAGGTGTAAATCCTGGAGACAGGATATCTTTTAAACCTGAGAGTGAGTATGAGTTTACAGTTGACGATGAAAAATTATATAGAATGTATGACCATCAAATAACAATCAAGTTATGAACTCAGAAGAATTAAAAAAGGAAATCATACACGCAGGTCGTAGAGCTGTAGAGCAATTAATTAAAGTTGCAAAAGAAGACATTATTAAACCTGACCCTGATGATGAGTTGGCGGCAGATAGATTAAAGAACGCAGCAGCAACTAAAAAGCTTGCTATATTTGATGCGTTTGAGATATTAAATAAAATAGATGTTGAGGAGGAAGTAATTAACTCTGGAGGACAAGTGGATAAAACAAATACAAAACAAGGGTTTGCAGAAAGAAGATCAAAGTAGTTTATATAAAGTTTTAAAGAATTATGTTCCTAGTGGAGTTCTTAAAAAAAAGAACTCTTCTAAAACATGGCTCTATGGTTACAACGAAAAATATGATTTAGTTGTTATTTCTAAATCAGGACAAATAGGAGATATAATATCTATAAGCGGATTAGTAATCGCCCTACCTCTAGCTCCTAAAGAAATATTTAAAAGAGATAAAAATAAAGAGCACCAGTTTTGGGAAAGACAAGAGCTGCCTAAAGATTTATCAAGAATTAATTCTATATTTCAGTGGAACGACAGGCCTTCATTATTTAAAAACAAATGGGTTGATTATATAGAGTCTGAGTTTGATAGAAGAGAATTAGGTTTTTGGTTTTACAACAATGGAAAGGCAACATACATGACAGGCTCTCATTATATGTATCTGCAGTGGACAAGTATTGATGTAGGTTATCCAGATTTTAGGGAAGCTAATAGAATATTCTTTTTATACTGGGAGGCTTGTAAGGCAGATAAGAGGTGTTTTGGAATGGACTATCTTAAAATAAGACGTTCAGGGTTTTCTTTTATGGGGTCATCAGAATGTGTAAACACAGGAACGCTAGCTAGAGATTCAAGAGTTGGTATACTTTCTAAGACTGGTTCTGATGCTAAAAAAATGTTTACCGACAAAGTTGTTCCTATTGCTAACAGACTCCCTTTCTTTTTTAAACCTATACAAGATGGTATGGATAAACCTAAAACAGAGTTAGCCTTCAGAGTTCCAGCCTCTAAGATTACAAAAAAAAATATGCATGAGGTAATGGATGAAGAATTAACAGGTCTTGACACTACAATTGACTGGAAGAATACAGACGACAACTCTTATGATGGTGAAAAACTTTTACTTTTAGTACACGATGAATCAGGTAAGTGGCTTAAACCAAACAATATTCAGAACAACTGGCGTGTAACAAAGACTTGTTTAAGATTGGGTAGTAAGATAATCGGTAAGTGTATGATGGGTTCTACTTCAAATGCGCTTAGTAAAGGTGGTGAGAATTTTAAAAAGTTATTTGAAGACTCAAGTGTTGAGACTAGAAACGCAAACGGTCAAACTAAATCTGGACTGTATTCACTTTTTATTCCAATGGAATGGAACATGGAAGGATTTATAGATAGATATGGTATGCCTGTTTTCTATAAGCCTGAAAAAAAAATACGAGGAGTAGATAATGAGTGGATTACAAATGGAGCAATTGATTATTGGCAAGCAGAAGTAGAGTCACTTAAAAAAGACGCTGACGCACTTAATGAATTTTACAGACAGTTTCCTAGAACAGAATCACACGCATTTAGAGATGAAAGTAAATCATCACTATTTAACTTAACTAAAATATATCAGCAAATTGATTATAATGATTCTTTAATATTAGAACATCACATGACTAGAGGTAGGTTTTATTGGAAGGATGGTGTAAAAGATTCAGAAGTTATATGGACTCCTGACTCTAGGGGTAGATTTAAAGTTTCTTGGACACCTAAGAAAGGTTTAAGTAATGCTAAGTATTCTAAGCATGGAATTTATTTTCCTTCTAACGAACATATAGGAGCGTTTGGTTGTGACTCTTATGATATATCTGGAACAGTTGGAGGTGGAGGATCTAATGGAGCATTGCACGGTTTAACTAAATATAATATGGATGAAGCTCCAAGTAATGAGTTTTTCTTAGAATATGTAGCAAGGCCACAAACAGCTGAGATTTTTTTTGAAGAAGTATTGATGGCTTGTGTGTTTTATGGTATGCCAATTCTTGTAGAGAATAACAAACCAAGGCTTTTATATCATTTTAAAAACAGAGGTTATAGAGGGTTTAGTATGAATAGACCTGATAAGCATTACAATAAACTTTCTAAAACAGAAAAAGAACTTGGAGGTATACCCAATACATCTGAAGATATAAAACAATCACACGCAGCAGCCATAGAGTCTTATATCGAGAAATATGTTGGACTTGATTTAGATGGTGGTTATAGACCTGGTGATGAGATGGGAAGTATGTGTTTTACAAGAACGCTTGAGGATTGGGCAAGGTTTGATATTAGCGCAAGAACAAAGTTTGATGCAAGTATAAGTTCAGGTTTAGCTATTATGGC